ATTTTGTAAGATTTGATTGGGAGAAGATCTATGGATCGAAATAAATCATTGTATAAATTGGATGGAATTGGCCCTATCTATTATTTGAACCTAGATGGACAGCCAGAGAGACGAGAATACATGGAAACCCAGTTTGACTACTGGGGAATCAAAAACTACACCAGAGTGTCCTCCTACGATGGTAGAGACGATGATTTGAGCCATATCCTTAAAGGAAGATATCCAGAAAATATGAGTGGTGGTGAAATTGGTTGCACTACATCTCATCTTAATGCCATTAAACAGTTCTATGAAACTGGTGAGCCTTATGCAATTATGATGGAAGATGATTGTAGTTTAGATCTTGTGAGGTTCTGGAATTTTACCTGGAAAGATTTTTATTCTCGTATTCCATATGATTGGGATGTTTGTCAGATTGCAATTATTTGTACAGGAGATATTCATATCAAGGTACATAAAAGATTTGTCAATGAGTTTTCTACTGCCTGTTATCTAGTTACTAGACATCATGCTAAAAAATTGATTGATCTTCATTGTAGAGGTGACAAATATAAATTGGACAATGGTGTAAGACCACGACCAGTAGCTGATGATTTGATTTATAATTCAGGTAATACATATGCACTTCCACTTCTTCTTTATAGAACAGAGTTGGGTTCCAGTATTCATCAGGATCATGTGGAAGTATTTCATAAATCAAACTTCGAAGCTCAAATGAATTTTTGGCAACAGAGGGGAGCTCAAATGACCATTCAAGAGATGATGGATTATGATCCTTATCTCGGAAGAGTTACGGAATCTACGAATAAGAGTTGACACGGACACTCTTCCCTGATAGTATAAATACATGGTCATGAAAGACAACTTCATGATCTGTAACAAACGAAGACACGTCGAGTCTTCTTTCATCTGTGGGTGAAATTCCACAAGTAAATAACGAGGTAACAAAAATGATCAAATCTGTATTCGCAGCAACTGCTGCTCTGTCCATGTCCGCTGGTGCTGCTTTTGCAGGTCCTTACGTCAATGTGGAAGCAAACTCTGGTTTTGTTGGTTCTGATTACTCCGGAACTGTAACCGACCTCCACGTTGGTTATGAAGGTTCTGAAGGTGCTGTAGGATACTACGTCCAAGCAGGTCCTAGCCTCGTCTCCCCAGACGGTGCTGAGAGCGAGACCGTCTTCTCTGGTAAGGCAGGTGCTTCTATTGCTGCTACTGAGAATCTTTCAGTTTATGGTGAAGTTTCCTTCGCAACTGGCATCGATGGTGGTGATAACGGTTATGGCACCAAGGCTGGTGTTAAGTTCAATTTCTGATAGATAATTGGAAATAATCTAATCCTGTTAGGGTCCCTAAACAAGGGACCCTTTTTTTGTCTCGACAAACATTAAGAATAAGTAAAAATACTCTATATATTGAGGTTTGTTCTTAAATTAACTTAACCGTATTTTAAAGACAAGAATTGAAAAGGATGTTATGATAATCTGGTCTTCAACGGACAAACTAAAAAACATTACAAAGGTAAAAACAAGTTCTGATATTATATAAATGAAACTCAAAGCAATCGTTGCTGCCGCCTTGGCAGCACCCCTGATGGTAGCTTGCGCTTCTACTGAGAACAAAGAAGTCAGTCAAAAAGAACCATACAAACTGAATGGTGCTGGTGCTTCTTTCCCTGATATGTTGTATAACAACATGCTCCAAGATCTTGCTAAGGTTACTGGCAACCAAGTCAATTATCAAGCAGTTGGTAGTGGTGCTGGTGTTCGTCAGTTCAAAGCAAAGACTGTTGACTTCAGTGCCTCTGATGGTGCTGTAAGTGACGCTAAGCAACCTGCTGAAGGTATGGTTCACATCCCCATGACTGGTGGTGCTATCGTTCCTACCTACAACTATCCTGGTTGTGAAGTCCAGATGACCCAAACTGATCTCGCAGATGTTTTCCTCGGCAAGATTACTAACTGGGCTGCTTTCGGCTGTAATAATAAGCGTATTACTACAGTTCACCGTTCGGACGGAAGTGGCACTACCAAGGGGTTCACGAACTCCCTGTCGGCATTCTCTCCCGAATGGAAGAAGACTGTGGGTACAGGTAAGGCCGTGAAGTGGCCTGTTGGTGTTGGTTCTAAAGGTAATAGTGGTGTTGCTGCTACTATCACTAATACTCTTGGTTCTATTGGTTATGTAAACTATGGTTATGTGAAGGGTGACCTACAACAGGTTGCTATTCAGAACCGTTCTGGTAATTTTGTGAAAGCTTCTGCTCAGACTGCATCTGCTGGTCTTGGTGAGATCGTTCTTGACGATCAACTCCGTGGTGCTGATGCTAACCCTGCTGGTGATAACGCCTATCCTATCGTCTCCTTGACTTGGATTCTGGCATACCCTGAGTATGAAAAGAATGATGATGTGAAGGACATGCTTCGTTGGATGTTGACACCTACTCAGCAACAGAAGGCAGACTCTCTTGGTTATGTTCCTCTTCCTGAAGAACTTCGTCAGAAAGCACTTGCTGCTGTTGATACCCTAAAGTGATTCGGTATAAATGACTATAAAAGACCTCTTGACAGAGGTCTTTTTTTACTATATAATATGTAAAGTTTTATAACAAATTGTAATATGACTGTAACAACTGAAGATGGTGGAAGGCAAAATATGTTTGCCCGAGAACCACAAATGTACATCTCTAAAACAGATGCGGAGAGATATGGTTATGAAACATATGCAGAACGTGCTGAAAAACTGAACGGTCGTACAGCAATGTTAGGATTTGTAGCAGCAGTAATTTCTTATGTTACAAGTGGTAGTGTATTTTTCTTTGGTGTATTTGGTTTCTGATGGCTGAATTACTTTTTACAGCAACTAGTATTGCATTTTTTGTATTACTGAGTTATTCCGTACAACAACTTATTCCAACTTACATTTCAATCGAGGTAAAAGAAAATGAATGAAAACGCAGAACGTATTAATGGTTGGGCAGCAATGCTCGGAGTAATTGCAGCAATGGGAGCTTATGCTGTCACAGGGCAAATCATTCCAGGCATTTGGTGATGACTACCGAAACTATCTTACAGATATTTTCGAGTATTGCTATTTTAGGTATTATTAGTATAATGATTAAAAATTAAAATACTGATTTGTGAGGGAGGTCAATTGACCCCCCTTTTTTTATAAATAATTTTTCCTACTACCAATAACCATGATCAAAAAGGATAAGGAAAAAGATCATGATGAAAGTAGAGAATGGTTAAGTGATCTCGTTAAAATTTCAATTTTAATTTGGTCTGCATCATTACTTACATTTTCCTATGTAAGGATGCCTAATGGACAAAAGATTTTAGATTTTGATCCAACTTTTATTGCTTCAGTTTTTTCTGGATCATTAGCAGCTTTTGGTTTATCCCCTGCTAAAAATGGTCAAGCCAATCAACAACAAAAGAAAAAAGAAGAAAAAGATCTTAAGGTTATTTCTGCAATAGAACCAAAGGGTAAGGGAATCAACACAAATACTTGATTCTAATCAATAAAATGTTTATATAGTAAGAGTTACTACGCAACTCTTACTATGGACTATTATTCAAGTATAGTTTGGTCTGTAAATATATTATGTGGACTTCTCATTTTGATGGTTTCTCTTGTAGTGATATATATACTTCGTCTAGCATATATGGAGACACAAGATGGCTGCAATGGTTCCACCGAGCAGGAAGAGTTGCTACAACTTTCGAGTGATCGAGATCAACAGAGTTCTTGATGGAGATACGCTGGATGTCACGATCGATTTGGGATTCGATCTTTACAAGAAAGAAAGAGTCAGAGTTGCAGGAGTGGATACTCCGGAGAAGAGAACCAGAGATCTTGAGGAAAAAGAACTCGGATATGATGCAACCAACTGGCTCAAAGAGAAACTGGAAGGTGCTGTGGCTGGTGACGATGATCTTATTATCCGCACTGAACTTGTCGGTGGCGTCGGCAAGTATGGTCGTCTTCTTGGGTGGTTATACATTGGGGACTCAGACGTGTCTCTCAACGAACAAATGATTACTGAAGGATATGCTTGGGCATATGATGGGGGTACAAAACAGAAGAACTTTGAAGAGTTGAGAGAAATTCGTAGACAACACGGTACTTTAGTAGAGTAATCAAATGCAAAAAGTCATTAACACAATCGCACTTCTTTCAGGACTTGTATCACTATCAGTAGTTGGTGGTGGTGTTTATCTTTACAAGAATGCTGATACCCTGATTGAAGATGCAAGAGGTAAAGTAATCGAAGAAGTTACAGAGACTATTCCAAAAATTGTAGAAGGATTACTACCTAATGTATCTGAACTACCAACGATGACTGGTCCTGCCATCCCTTCAACACCTAGTGTAACTGGTCCTGCTATTCCATTTTGAATTAAAATTTGGTGAGGTTAGTTAAATAGTAAAAAATTGGAGAATACTATGGCTCAATCTACTTATCGTAAAAAAGTGAAGAAAGATGCATCAGATCAATTCTTTCTTTACGTTGCTTTTCATTCTGCTTGGACTTCAATTTTAAATTTCTTTAATGACTAATGGAAATTCCTGATATTATTACTGGTGACATTCAAATTAGGAAATTGGATATACCTGAGATTGGTGAGTGGTTGATATCACCACCTCAGGCAATACCTCCTGTTCCTCCTGTAACACAACAGATTGGTGTACCTATAGTCAATATCCCTGGATGTGTAGAATCTAATAAGGAAAAAAATCCAAAAAATACATCATTATTGGAGGACGATCCGAAAGGAACGATTACCCTTTGTGATGCTGGAACTCCTAGTTTCAATCCTATTGATTATGATCCTGAACAAATTATTCCTACAACTCCAGCACCTGTTGCACCTGTTCCAAAAACAACTACACCAGAAAAACCAGAAAGTCTTCCTACTCCTGAAGTGAAGGCACCAGAAGTTCCTATCAATACTG